TGTATCTAAAGCAGTTACAGGCATTTTCGCATCAGCCATATTGATGATACGAGCAGAGTATCCAGACATGCTATTGATGTAAGATACTAAAGCATCTACTGTGCTGTACTGTGGAAGCTTACCATCAACAGTTAAGTCTACAGTAGCTGTAGCTGAATCAGCACCAGTCTTAGTAGTCACAACACCAGAAGCTACAGCAATCTCAGCATAAGCCTTAGACCCTGTATAGTTTACTTCTAAGATAGCACCGATGTTATCCCAAGATTCAACGTCATTAGTACTAAAGCGGTATACAGAAACTTTCTTTGTACCTGCAAGAGTACCATCTTCCATCTTAACTTGGATTTCGTTACCTATAGCACCGAACTCCTTAGCAGTCCACTTACCTCCACCTACATCTTTAGTAGCTGCAACTGTTGGGTTAACTAGTAACGTACCAACGATAGATGCACCGCCACCACCTTCTGGTAGAGGAGAGAACGCTAGTTCAACCGCAGTAGGTAGGTCACCACTCTTAAAGTATGCTCTAGCCTTACTTGGGTCTGTCCACCACATTACCTTACCTGCTTCACCAGCATCAGCAGTACCTATTAAGATAGGTCTATTTAAGCTACCAGGAGTAGAGGCTGTCATAGCACTAGTGTCTATGCGATCATAAGCACCTGGATGGATAATTCTACGTCCGTTAAACGTAATACCAGAGTTTTCGTAAGCCATTTAAAACACCTCTCTTATATTGATTTGTACTTGTCTAAACATTCCTGCCACTCTTCTAAATACATCCATTCCGTAGAGCCACAAGTAGACTTAAATCCTGCGCTTGTTACAGCGTCTAGGTTTGTGTGCAACTGAATGAACTCACGGAAATGAATACGAGAGCTAGGAATCTCCTCGACAGGTACTACTTTTGTATCTTCCTTTTTAGTAGCCATTAGGAATCCTCCCTATTATAATACTCTTGATTCACATGGACTTCTGTAACTACATGAAGGTCATCATCGAGTATATCTTTGATAGGGTCTACACTAAATTGACACCAGAAGGTTAATGCTCTTCTGTATACAAACGCTGGTTCAAAGCTACGTACTGGTTCAAAATCTCCACCTGATAGCTTTTGTCTGTAGATGTCTTTCTCATCTATGAGGAAGTCCCTGCCTGATAACATTGCCCACTTAACTAAGTGGTATAAGTCTACGGTCAAGTCTCCATTCTCTGTCCAGACTTCTATCCTATACTCAGCTTCAAACATCGTTCGTACTGTCTCTTGTGCACCACTAGTGTAGCTAAACTCAATAGTAAAGATGTCACCTTCTTCTACAAAGCCCTCATCATGAATAATAATTTTAGACTTTGCATAGTCAACATCATACTGTTCGATAGTCATCCCAGTATCATTATGACGTATACTGTGAACCTTTTGTACATTCGGCTTAGTCAGTTGAATCTCCCATCCTATTGTTCCGTATTTAACAGGTAACCCCACAGTAAGGAAGGATTGGTCATCTCCACTGTACCCCATGTCTCCTAAACCCTCTTCTGTCTCATCCTCTGTGGATAGCATGATAGCTATACAAGGTAATTCAGCAGGTGTTCTAGGGTAGCCTTTCTTTAGAAGAATTTCTTTCTTAGTTAGATATTTGCTTATCATATCCAGCCTTGCCTTATCTAGCTTCACAATTCGACTGATAGCGGAAGGATTCTTTTTAAGCAGGTCTAACTTGTTTTCTATGTTTTCAATGATATAATCCTCGATTAACGGAATCAAGTCTATAACCTCCCCCATTTAAGTTTAACTTTCTTAGGAGTAGCATCTTCAACCTTAGCTTTCATTACTGGTCTAGATACCTCTTTCTCCTCCTGTTTAAACTGTGGATTCTGTATATAGAATTGGTCTTCTCCGTTACCCCATTCTACTCCACGTTTCGTATCCTTTACGAGGGCTTCTAGACTAGCCATATCAACCTGCACTGAAAGTCTCATCTAGTAAATCCTCCCTCTTGATATGGAATTGTGAAGGAAGTCTAACAAAGCTCTCCACCCCTCCACCTTTAGCCATCGTGTAAGTGCCCCTAAGGTCATGTATTGGACCGATAGCAATATACACTGGCTTAGTAGTATAAAGGATTGAGTATCTTTCTTTAGGCTGTAATGCTGAAGGATTGATCCACTCGATATCCTTACCATCGTTAGTCACTAGGTAATCAAAGCCTTCTGTGAACTCCTTGTGTAAGGACTTGACCATGATTACTTTTAGAGCCTGATAATCCAGTCTATCAAGTGCAGTCTCACTTCTAGCTATCACTTCAGAGAATTTAATATCAAAGTCTACAAAAGTGAATTTATCCCTAAACCCTACCATATCTGTACTTAAAGGAGTAAGGTAAGCTGAACCCTGTTCATTGAGACCTATGTGGTCTTGGTCTTTATTACCACTGATACTGGTTACCAATGCTTTAGTTTCCTTTGCACCAAAGTAAGCGTAACCTTTACCCCCACATTCAGGGCAAGCGTAGTCAGGTTGACCAGACCTCATATCAATACAAGGACAGAACATGCCTTGTTCCCATATGACAGTGTAACCTTTTTGTAGTATAGCAGAATCAAATAGTTCGGGCTTTAAGTCAGCCCGAACTTGGTTACCAGTAGGGAGGTTGTAGTTATACGGTTGTGTCATCCTACTTACCTCCTATAGAAGACCCATACTAATACCTAAATAAGTATCTTTTAGGCGTTTCTCTAGGTCTTTCATGTCATCTGAATAGTTCTTAATACGAGCACCAGCACCAGAGAACTCTGGAGACTGTGTAGTACCAATGGATTGAGATAGACCGTCAATACTGATGGTCTGGTTGGCAATACCAGCACCGATGATTAAGTCACCCCATACTTGAAGGATACCAATAGAAGCACGCTTCATAATGTATTCTACTAAGTCATGAGGAATTCTTTCCATACCAGCTTTATAGCTAACTCTCCAGATACCAGGAGCACTAGAGTATTGTCCTAGAGCTAGGGGTAGGAATGAACCATTCTGTGCTATAATCATACTGCCTGCACTTCCCTGTGTAGGGAATAGCTGTATTTGTCCAGGTATATCATATTGTCGTATCCAATCCTTAGGTATTTCCGCTGCATTGTAGCTACCAAAGTTCATTTGTAGTTTGTGTACTTCTACTAGAGGTCTCTTGTGTAACTGCAAGAATCCCCAGCTCATGAAGTCATTTTGGTAGTAATCATGCACTTCATCCTCTATCTCTTGTGGCTCAATGATGACTTGTAACATACGTTGTGTATAGAGTATTGCAGACTTGATATAATGGTCTAGCAAGCCCTCACCCATCTTGTTACCATATAAGTCTTCTAATGGAACCCCAAACAGGTAGTTCTCTACTAGGAACTGGGCATTAATGTCTTCATAATTGACATATAAATCCATGATTACCCCTCCTATTATTTCTTAGCAGTAGTTTTAGAAGCCGTCTTTGCCTTAGGCTTTTCCTCTTCTTTCTCTACTTCCTTAGGCTCTTCTTTAATTTCTTCCTTAATCTCTTCCTTAGCTTCCTCTACTGCGAAGAAGTTCTTTAACTCAAGGACACCGTTAAATACTTCCTCTGACTTAATCTCTCCAATACCATGTTCATCGAATACCACTGTTTCTGTAGATAGTACTGCCTCTTGACCCTTTAACATAATGTTTTGTACTTTTGGCATAGCAAATACCTCCTAATAGTTTATAATAATATAATCAATGTATCGTAGGGCATGATAAAAGGGAGTGAACTAAGTCCACTCCCTCCTATAGGATCATCTATTTATATTAAGCACCAATAAAGCCTGGTACGTCAGCTTTAATATTAGTATACTTCATCCATTTCTTCGGAGCATAAAGTACAGGTACACCGTACATTAAAATCATCCAACGGATAACTGGACCAAGCGTAGCTAAATCCATCTTCATCATAGGAGCTAGCTGTTTAAAGCCGATAATCTCTGAAGACATCTCACCCATAAATGAAGTGTACGTGTTAGCGATTGTTTCACCGTTATCAGTGCGAACAGTAGTCGCTGCACTACCTTGAGACGTTACTGCAAATTTGTCAACCTCATATAATTGGTTGCCATCTTTCTCAGAACGATATACACGGATGTAATCAACTGGGAATGCAGTAGAAGCAGGGTTAGTGATAGTTAACTTAACACCTTTAGCAAGGTCTGCACCAGTAAGTGTTACAGATACAACGTTAGATGGGATAGACTCACCGTGGTCGTTGTTTAATGTAATAGCATACTTGTAAGTACCTCCGCCTTGTTTAGCAAAGTCACCAGTAGTACCTGAAGCATCAATAACTGCTGCTAAAGTACCAGTAGCTGGAGCTTTATAGCTAGAAGCGTTCATGCTCATAGGCTTAGTTTTTGTTAAGAAGATATCAGGGCTGAACTCTACTTCTCCACCGTGAGTCATGAATTTGTTAACAACCACACCAGCTTGGTAGCCTTGTTGTGTTGGCATTAACACACGCTCTTTAGGGAAGAACTCTTGAGAGAACTGTGCCATAACTTCGAATGGTAAGAACATATCAGTTGGAGTACCGTAGTTCTGGATGATCATTTGAGCGCCCCAGTTCATGTGGTGCTCTTCTAAGTAGTTACCTTTTAAGTCGATAGTGTTTTCCTTATCGATAAGGTTAACTAAACCATCCCACTCACGACCTTCTTCTCCACCTGGCTTTAACTTAGAGTTACCCCAGAATAAAGATTGCTCAACCTGTTTAAGCATCCAAAGGATACCGTCTTGGTTTTGTCGAGCTACAACGTTACCAAATGCACTATTTACTAATGTCATTGGATGTGTAACTTCACGAGTAGTACCTAAGAACTTAACGAATGCTGCCTTACGTGCGTAAGTAGAGTCGTTAGTATCTGGTAACATACCCTCACCCACGAACGCTCCTTGGTTACGTCCGTAGTCTAGTAACTGACCGTATTGCTCTACAGTAGAGTATGCAGTCTGTTTAGGAATCTTCTTCCAGAATTTAATATGTTGGTCACCATAAGTAAGAACTTTTAAGCTATTCTCAAGTGACTCAACTCGGAACGCTCCACCGCCTTGTAGCTCAAGAGGGTTGACCTCATGACCTGCTGATAGGGCTTTATTAAGAGCATCCACATCTGCCTGTGTTGCTGTACCGAAACCTTGACCGCCTTGGTTTTCTAAGTTAGGAAACATGTGCTTTGCACCTCCGATTAATTGTTAGAACCTAATAGTAATTTAGCGTTAGCTGATAGGTCACTAATATTAGCACCTGACTCTAACGCTAGTACATCCATAGACAAGTCGCCTTGACCACCTTGTACTGCACTCATTAATTTACCAATAGCCATTGACTTAGAAATACCCTCTTCTTGCTTAGGAGCATCCCCATTAGAAGCTTCAAATGACTTTTGTATAACTTTCGTCTGTGCAGATGGCACTGACTTACGCACTACTGGAGTAGTTTCTACTTTCATCATGCGTTGTGCTAGGTCATTAATAGACTTAGATAAAGTGTTCTGGCTGTCTAAGATTGTTTGGTGAGATTTAACAATACCAATCATAGACTTAGCGATGATTTCATTAGACTTGTTAGTGCTATCAATAGACTTCTGTAACTCATCAGAGTGACCAGTCAATACTGTTGATAAGCCTTTAACTAACTCATCTAAGAATTCACTAACTTCTAGTGCCTTACGAACTCCATCATTAGATTTTAATGTGTCTTCTAATGATTTCTCTACAGGCTCATCTTCGTTAGCATCTTCTTCAGCTTCTGTATCAGCATCTACGTCACCGTCTTCTTGTGGCTCATCGCCACCCTCTGGTGCGCCTTCTTCAGGTGCTTCTTCATTACCTTGTTCAGGAGCGTCTTCAGATACCTCTTCAGGTGCTACATCTTCATTATCCAAACCTTTAGATAATGATTCTTCACTCTCAGCAGTACTTTTCTTTACTGCCTCGCCCATTGCCACTAACTCGTCTAATGACTTGTTGATAGACTCATCTAACTTGTTTACGTTAGCCATTCTATATACCTCCTTAGTTTATAGCCTTATTAATGAAGTCCTCGGCTTCTGCTCTAGAGTAGCCTTTAGTTAACTGTAAGTATACAATTGTTTCTCGTGTAGTTAATGACTTCTTAGCAAGTTTCTCTTTAAGAATTTTCTTCTTCTCATCATTATCTATCACATACGACAAGTTCTTTAAGTCCTTGTCTAGGCTTTCCTTACGAAACGTTTCTCCACCTTCCATATCCTCTGGGTTAGTTTCATAACCTGCGGATAAGGCTTTCTCTACCTCATCTATATGCATATGAGATGGTGCATTGAAGGACTTAACAACCGCTTCCCATGAGGTATGGGTATTAACTGGGTTGGTTGTAATTGCTACATTATAAATTTTAGCCTTTAGGATACGACTTCCATCACGCTCTAAAACCTTACCCTCAACAGAGAAACCTACTTTCCTAGGAGCATTAGACTTCTTAAGAGCTATAGCTAACTCCCAAAGTCTATCTGCCTGCGGTATTCCCTTGAATAACTCACCCTCAACGTATAATCCTCTGTCATCCACTCTACATGTTGGATAAGGGTAACCCATGATTATACTGTTGTCATGGTCATAGTTGAAATAGCCATGATTTAGGAAGTCGGATATGTCTAAGCCCTTTTGAACCATAGACTCACCCTGTCTATCCTCATCTTCAGTAGAAGCATAACCTCTGATAATGCGTTTGCCCTCTTCTGAAGACTTCTGTATATCAGCATCTGCATTTACGCTAAACTTAAATAAATCTGCCATCTCTTCACCCCCTTGTATCTAAAGTATAAAATCAGTTATAGACCTTATAACACATATACTATTGTTGAGTATACTGTTGGTCTATAGACTGATGTATTTGGTCATCCTCTTGTGCCTGCTGTATCTCCTCTGGACTTTGCTCCTCTGGTGGCTCTTCTCCTGCTCCTGCGTTAGGGTCATTAGGGTCACCTTGTTGCTCTGCCTCTTGTGCCATTTCCTTTTGCATTACGTAGTTTATAAACGTTGGGTCTAGGATAACATCACCATTTTCAATAGGTTTCATACCACGTTGTTTACGTAACTCGTTGATAGTCTTGAATGAGCGTACCTGTTTGTCCTGTACCTCAAGTCTAGATTTCTCAGACTCTTTATCAAGCCCTACAAAGTTGAATATAAACTTATTAGAGAATCTACGGATAATATAGCGATTAATTACGTTAGCTATAAAGCTTAACATTGGTCTTAATCCCTTATCCTTAGAGTTTTTAAGGCGGTCTTCAATACCACCCTCACCTAATCCTCCACCAGAGCCACCTGCACCACCACGGTTAGGGAAGTTTATCTCAGCAGGGTCAATTTGATATACTGCACAACAGATGTTGATAAGGTAGTTCATCCACATCTCGTACTCCATCTCTCTGTTAGATTGAGATACGTTAACGTATTCTAATCCATCAACAGATACTACAGGAGTCTTCCATGCACCAGTCATACCAGCAATTTGGGCAGTCCACTGTCTGCGGAAAGCGTCTAACTGTTCCTTACTGATATTCTGACCTTTGATATTCAAGATACCTTTTGTAGTACCCCCTTGAGAGAAGTACTTAGAGTTATACTCTTCTGCCCATAGATGTGCAGTTATTTGGTGTATAAGAATCTCTAGTTCAGAATGACCATATGGCTGAACATTGATATCAGTTCTAGGATTACGTACAGCAAATGCTAGTTCCAACCCTGTAAACTCAGCTATGATAGAGCCATTCATTATCTGTACAAACTTAGTAGACTGGCTATTACCTTTAAAGTCAGCAAATGTAACTCCTGTCTCTGGTGTAGGGTCATCCATCTCTGCTGCCCTAATAGTAGAAGCATCTACTGCATATACCTCTGCTGGTAGTCCTCGTCTGTCAGGTACTACCTCAAAGTTAAGTTGGTCATAAGTTAGGGAGTCCCTAGTCAGCTTACGTAACAGTGTATCAAAGTTATCTCTACTAGGGTCATACGAGAAACCACAGTTTTCTAAGAATGACTCTAAGGATAGAATCATACTCATCTCTTCATCTGTGGGCGTTGCCTTAGGGTCACGTAGAGTTATCTCAAACCCTACCCCATCTTTAGTAAGTCTGGCTGGTTGGGAAAAACTAGCCACTTGGTTAACCCGTGTTGTAATAATAGAAGCAACCACTGAATTTCGTACTGCCATCTTCTTCAATGTATCGAATGTTAATGATGATGGCTTATCCTTGAACCCTAGCTGGGTTACTAACGATAATGGATCTTCTATGATAAACTTAGGGTCACGTGCTCTTTCAGATTTCATTATGTCTTCTTGCTGACTCATAGACTTTGATAAGTCCACAGAAGAGTCAGAGTATTCAGGTATATTTACGCTTAGTAAATTACCTAGTGCGCTCCAAAGCCCCATTACTAGCACCTCCTACCATAAATTAAAAGGGGTATACACATTATTCTCTTAGAATAAAATTCAGAAAGAAAATAAAAATAGCATACACTTACGTGTACGCTACTTACCAAGAGACATATTGTCACTTGCCTTATTATCTTCTCTGGTCTGCTTAGCCTGTCCAAATGAGCCATGCTTATCCTTCTTCTTGTTATCCTTCTTCTTATCGCCTTGTTGCTTACTCTTCTTATCCTTTTCATCCTGCATACGCTTTTTCTTCTGTTCCTGTAGTTTCTTAGCGTACTCCCCTACATGAATAACATGCTTAGTACCCTCAGAATGACCTTCCATTTTCTCTTTCTCTTTTACCTTCTTCTTACGTGCACGTTTATCTTGGGTAGCTACTTTCTCAGCTTGTTCCTGATTCTTCTTAGCTTCCTTACGTCTTTCTCTTTCCTGCTCACGTAATAGTACATCTTTCTTTTCTTCCTCATTCTTCTTAGCGTGGTCTGCAAACTCACTACGTACCCACTGTTTACGAGTTATAGTTCTGCCATCTCGTACATAAGTAAGTATCTGTTGTACTAGTCCATTACGGTCACTCTTACCTTTCTGAATGTCCATAAGCTTAGGGGATATTACTAGCAAAGTGTCATCATTCATGATAATCCTCCTAATTTATAATATTGAAATCGTCTACTATTGATTTCTCAATAGGCTTGTCTGCTTTACTGTTCTTGTCCTTCTGTCCTAGGAAATCCTTAGACATCTGCCCAGACCAGTCCACGTGTACTCCAGTATGGTGAAACATCTCACACAAAGCCATAGACATTGTATCTTCATTGGCTTTAGGGGAAGCATAAAGCTTCCTCCTAGAACCAACAACATCAGGGTCTGTATTAGGGTTTGCTACTGTAAACTCTCGTTCAGTGTCTAAGTAGTCTTTTACAGCCTTCCTAACTTTAGCATCAGGGTGGCTCACCATAGCTTGACCATCTTTGCTATATTTTACCGTACCCAATTTTCCGTCTTTGTGAATAACTACCTTCATGCCTTGCTCCCTCCCAAATCAACGAATAAGCCTAGAGATTTTTTAGCTGAAGTTCCATGTTGAATTGACTCTGTTCGGCTCTGTCCCTTCTGTCCTAAGAAGTCAGGTCTATTAAAGATGGACTGCATTGCACCAAATAGCTCTGGATAGTGTTGCTTCATTGTGTGGTATTGCCAACCATAAGATTCCATTGGTCTAGTGCTTGTACCAACCTTATAGTTTTGACCTTCACTGTTAGCAGTACCAAAGCCTTTTTGTGAGTATTGCTTATGCATTTGTTCAGCCCAGTCATCCATAGAGGTATCTTTCTTACCTGGATTCATATCCTTCCAACGTTGGTAAGAGTGGATAGCGTTACCATAACCTGCTACTGATTCAGCCCAGTGTTCAGTACCATGCATACCCTCAACGCCTTGGAACTTCTTATCGTACATCTTACCTGTATCGTTGTCAGAGTGTACATAATCAGGGTTGAGCTTCTGATACTCTCCATATACACGCCCTTCATAGTTGGACATCCACTCATCTAAAACATAAAAATACTTTCCTTCCTTGCTGTATCTAATCTCCTTATCAGGGTTAGACTGTTCAACTTTCTTCTTATAATGTTCAGGAACAGTATTTAAATGGTCACTAGCATAAGTAGTACCGTGTCCTTTATCCCAGTTTAGATAGGAGTCTCCACCACTTAGGAATCTGTCAATGGCGTGGGCAGATTCATGCACCATGTTCTCCCCTATACTCCAGTGTCCATACTTAGCACCCTTAATAGTAGGATGTTCTGTCTTCTCTGGTATGTGGTCATGTGGGTGGTCTTTGAATACAGACTTATCATGGTAGTACTGAGAATCTAGGTAAATGGCGTTGTCCTTACCATTGTAGTTAGCCCCTGTATGAGCATTACCATGTGCATCTACATCAGAGAACTTAACCTTCATACCGTTGGCTAACAGGTGACTCATTAAGTCAAACGGTATATGAGTTGTAGATGAATGGAGATGGTCTGTAAGTTTGGCTATACGCTTGTCATGGTCTTCATGTGTAATACCAGTCTTAACATGAATAGCATTCTGTAATAGCTCCTTACGTGCTTGTGCTTTCTCTCCTTCTGTCCAGTTCTTAGCTGATTCGTGTAGTACATAAGGGTCATAGGGAGCATCTGGTGTAGCTTTACGGTCTACTCCTATGTCTGCTGCTTTAAGGTAATCCATAGCACTCTTAGACTTCTTATCCTGAATCTCATCCTTGAATACCACAGCCTTAAAGTTAGGGTCATTAGTCTTGATAATATCCCCTGTAGGAGATACCGGAACATTCCACTCTTTAAGTAGGCTTCTCATAGTACCCTTAGTCATATTCATAGACTTCTTCACTATGTCACTAATCTTACCTGAACGGTTTGCATTGTTCCATAGCTTAGTGAAGTGGGACTGCATGACCTCCCCGACCTCTGGAGTGTAGTTCTTTTCGAAATTCTCGTTTAGGGCTTTTTCTATCTGGTCTGCTGGCTTCTTCTGTAGGGGAACCTCCTTCGCCTCAACCTTCTTCTTCTGTTCATTCCCTTTTCTCAAATCGTCTACAAAGTCCTTAACCTGTTGTAGAGGGACTTGAGATTCGTTCCACCCTTGACCATCTTCCCCATAGTCGATAACGGTTAGTACTGCTTCTCCATTATCATTCTTCTCCATCATAGCAGAGCCACTACCACCGTTACCATGCCATTGCCACTCTGTAGTACGGAACTCATCATCTTCAGGTCTTTTTAGGTCTCCCATACCCTTGAAGCCAAAAGCATGACGTAAGAATTTACCCATAACCTTATTACCAATACGCATCTTCATCAGTCTATCAGCATCTACTTCTTTCTGATAAGGCTTCATTCTCTCCTTATCTTCAGAGAATACTTTTACTAGAGCGCCTTTTGCATGCATATTGTTAATACCTTCATGGTCAGAAGTAGTTCTGTTCTTAACTGCATCGTGGTCACTGTATTTGTCTAGTGCATCCTCTACGTCCTCTTGAGACATATCAGACACAAAGCTCTTAATACGGTCACGTTCTTTAGCTTCTTCAGGTAGGGAAGCAATACGCTCCTTCTCACCCTCAGTAAGAGAACCATCAGGATTATGAGTTAGTATCTCAGGGTGCTTCTCTAGATGCTTCTTGAACTTAATCATATTAAGATGGTGCTTAACTCCTGCCATCTTATCCTCTGTGATAAGTGGGTCTTCATCAGCAATACCAGCATCCTTCATTAGCTTATATAACTGTTCTCTTGGCATATTGGCTAAGATAGTGTGTACATCATTGCCACCTGCTTGTGCAGGAGATGGCTTGATACCTTGTTTCTTATCTTCTAACTCTTTTTTCTTAACCTTAGTTGCATTTGTATCTTTAGTAGGCAAGTACTCAGGGTTAGTCATGATGTGTCTATTTTCCTTTAGATACTTCTTCAAACGAGTAACGTTCAGTAAGTGCTTAATAGGCTTCATGTTTTCCTTTACATTAGGGTCGAATCTAGGGTCTTTCTCATCCTTATCAATGATACCTAGCTTACGCATAAGCTCATATGAACCCTCTCTGTCAGCCTTATCCCACATATTCCAGAACTCATTCTCATTATCTGTACCTGTCAATGGCTTCTCAATATCCTTTTCTTCCTTATTATTGTGTGCACCAATAAGGTGAGGATTCTTCAATAGATGCTGTTTTAGAGCCATTACAGCATTCTTATGGTCAATAGCTTCATGGTTATTTCGCTTCCATTCAATACCATGTTTGTCTAGCATATCATACTTCTCTTCTTTAGACATCTTCTTACGAACATGATGGTCTACATACTCTTCACGAGACATCTCACTAGGGTTTTTAGAGGAAGTAGGCTTTGTACCTTCCAGTGAAGGCTCTTGGTGTAGTGGGTGGGACTGTATTTGGTGGTCATCGTTTGGGTCTACCCATTGCATACGAGTAAAGGTTCTTCCATCTTTACCTTTTACCTGTACCGCACGCTTCACGAGTTTTCCCCTATTCAAAGTCCTACCAGTTTTCGGTGCTTCTGCCTTGCTAATGTCAACAACCAAACGATTCGATTTCGACAAAGAACTTGTATAACGTCTTATGTCAGAATTCGTTTTGCGCTCATAGTTGTCGTCAAACACCTCTGGGTGCATCCAAGCATCCCCTTGACTACTTCTACCTTCTCTACCGTGCTTATAGTGAGGTACTTTCTTAGCTGTTCTCTTTAGCTCTTCTGCCATGTATTTCACCTACTTTTTCTGAAGAATGGTCATCATTTAGTGTTTTCTTACCATACCAGTACCCTAATCCTCCAAGCATGAAAGCCTTACCAAAGTGTCCTTCTCTACCCTTTACATCATTCTTGTATTGAGGGTCTATAACACTTTCAAGATTATAGGACTTACCATTTTGAAGTGTAGCGAACTGCCAAGAGTGTTGGAGGTCATCTATACTTTCATACCCACTCTTCTTTAGTACATCAGACAGGTCTATTTTATTTTCCTTACAGAATCCTTCTAACTCTGCTTTAGCTACTCTTAGTTGTTTGTCGTCTGAAAAGTCGAATCCTTTCTTAGCCCATGCATAGGCACCAATACTGATGTTGGCAGTTAAGTTGATACCTACTTTGTGACCTCCTGATAGGTGCTTCCACAACTGTTCACTTCTGTTATATACAGTGTTGGCAACCCCTTTACCATGATATTGAGATTCTAGATACATCTCATCATTGTGTACCTGCAAAGTACCCTCTTCATCATAGTGAGCTGAACGTATGATGTGTCCCATCTTCTCACCGTCTTTATCGTAAAGGGACATGTTTATACCACAGTTTACATTACCCTCATCCTCGAATAGGTCGTATCCAGATAGGGATGCTGTCCATTCACCCTTAGGGTCAGAGAATACATCTTCTATACCTGATTTAGTAACATCCTTAAAGATGTGCTTAAATTCCTTCTCTGGGTTAAGACCATCCTCTTGAGCATACTCTGTATCCTCTTTGAAGATAGAATCATCATACATTGAAGCCCCAGTAGTAAGTTTGTTCAAGTCCAAGCTACCTTCTTTACCCATACGCTTGTTAACTTCCTTCTCAGGTAAGTCACTTCCCACCACATTTAGACTAGGCTTTGCTTCTTTGCTATCTAAGTGGTCTTTTACGTATTCATGTGGTATCTTGTGTGCATGATCCATTAGGTGCTGAGTAACCTGATGCTCTGCTACATGAGGTGCCCTACGTTGTCCAGTAGCCATTGCTAAGTCATTCGCTTCATCCCTATGATTGGATACAAAGTGGTTAACCATAGAATGCTTCTGTTCAGGGTTCATACTGTTTACCCTAGCTGCATGAGGGTCTTCATGTCCTTCATGTGAAGTCTCCATTACTGGTTTACCTTTATCAGGATTAATCCACTGCATACGAGTGAATGTACGTCCTCCTTGACCTTTTACCTGTACTGCACGCTTGACTAGTTTACCTGTATTAAGTACCCTTGCCTTAGATACATCTATTATTAGTTCCAATTTAACCCACCTCCAGACTTCTCTTTAAATAAAAATAAGCCCTTACTATTGTAAGGGCTTACATAATTAAAATGCTACATCTTCTAAATTGTCTACTGTTTCGTCTCCAAAATCTTCCCACTTAGCCATCTCTGGTGCACTAGCTAAGTCACTGTTAGTCCAAACTACGTCTTGTGCACGTCCTGGTGTAAACATACTCTGTTTACCTGAATCATCATCTCGTGCTACAAACTTAGCATCTCCACCATACTGTCCATTCCATTTAAGTAGTGTATAAGCCATTATATAAACCTCCCTGTGATTAGATATACTATGGTTTGTATAATTCCTCCAAGAGATAACCAAAAGATTATGAAGAATATACAAACTGATGTTAGATGCACAATGAACTTGTCATCCTGTTTCCACTGGATAATTGTAGCGCCTAGTATTGCCCCTGTACCTAAAAATAATCCTATACAAACCACTAAAAGTGTAATCATTCCAATTCCTCCTGTAATAACTCAAAATTCTTATTTAGAATACTCATAATTCTATATACACTGGCTGAGCTTAGTGTTCCACCTCTAAGCACCACTTCATTTAGATAGCTATTAACTTCACAAGCCATAGCATAAATACCTTTACTAGATGTATTTATTTTTAACCCTACTACTGTTCCCTCTCTGATGTACCTATACTGTAGTCCTGCAAAGTGGGCATCTATTACCTCCTTAGCTGCTGCTAAGTAGTTCTCTTCAGTAGCCTTTAATGTTAGAGAACCGTCCATGTAGTTCATTCTTCTCACAGACATCATATTCTCAGCCACTTGTTCTAGGGTTAAATTGACTTTATTAGTTAAAGTAGGATAATTAGTGATTGCATCAAATACCACCTGTGAGTTATCTCCACACTGTCTAGCTTGTGCTATGAACTCTTTAAATCTATAGACAAATGGGAGGGAAGGCATTGGTTTAGTGGGGTGAGAGTAAATCCAAGTCCCTCTTAGTATTCTAGGATTATTGTATGCTTCTGGTACTAGGGTAATAGTCTTTGGTGCTACACGTTCACAAGTCATGCGAATCTCTCCATTCCTTCTGATTTTTACTTAAAAGAAAGAGATTCTCAAAACCTCTCTCCTGCATAAGAAAAGGTCTCCGTGTAGAGACCTTTACTTAACAAAAATATATTCCATTGCATGAACAGCTACAATTACCTTCTCTGTCTTCTGCTCATCGGTGTATCCTATAAATGTTCCTGTCTTAACTCCACCCTGTAGGTGTGAACGCAGTGTACTAACTGGCTCTTCAGTATAGACAATACCTGTGATTAGCTGAACCTTTGTCATAGCCATGTATAGCCCTCCTTACATTAATATAAGGTGGAGCAACAATATACTCCACCTTGTGTACCTTGGAAGTGCTTAAGAACGCCACTCTTGAGGGTTAGAACCATGCTTCTTAAATAGTCTTCTGACTAAATCCCTTACCTCGTAACTTCTGACGATGTTCTCTAGGGATTTCATCTCAATATACTGGAAGTATGGTGCGCCCTGTAAGAGGTCAATGATATCACTGAGACCATTCTTAGTCGGAGCATTTCCTTTAAGGTCTATTTGGAATGGAGAAGTATCTCCTATTAAAAATATTCTAGAATTCTCTGCCCTTCTAGATACGATTGTTACTAACTCTTTAGTATTCTGACATTCATCGACTACTAAGTCAGTATTCATTGCATCCATACCTCGAACAAATCCTAGAGGAAGTACTTCAACATATCCAGCTGTATTAAGGTTATTGAAACCTGCTTGGTGATTTCTGTCAAAATATTGGGTGTAGTTACGAAGAGTAGGAATCATCTTCTCATTAATATCCCCAGGTAAGAAACCGTATTCCTCTTCACCAGCGTTTACAGCAGGCTTAGAGATTAGTATCTTATGCACATCTGGGTCTGGTTTCCAGTTTCCACTAGCAAGCAAGTGGTCTGGTACATGAACATTACTTAGATGCTTCTTAATCAATGCTTCAACAATGGTAGATGTTTTACCTGTTCCCATTAATCCATCCACCGCTAGTACTGTGATATGTTCTGATTGGATTGCATCTTTATACAGTCTTAGGTCACGGTTTGGTGCTTTTGTGTCTTTAAGCGGTCTGATACCATCGACAGTCTTGTCATAGATACCTTCTAGTGCTTTAGAGCCACCTTCACAAACTACGTAAACTGCTGTATTGAGAGGTAGTGAGGCTTCAGGTACGATAGGAGTACCAAATTGCAAGAACTCCTTGTACGTAGGCGTGTCTACTACTTCTGTATGTTCCCAGTGCTTCATCTATCACCACTCCTTTATAATACTAAAAGTCCTTTCAAATAACCAGCACTCATATAGTCAGAGAGAGTATTGCCTGTGCTAGACAACTAAAACTCCATCCACTGTATTATTTATTAGGGTCTCTGTAGTAGCCTTCAGGGATAGTCCAAATAAATCATTATCCCTCAAGATAACCTTAGACTTAGTGTTGTTTAATATGAATGGCTTACTCATAGTAGATTGAGCTATATTATCCTCTACTATTAGATAGAGACCATTGAAAGACTCCTGTATATTCAATAGACCCCTGTTTGCGAATACAGGATTGATATATCTAAATACATTATCTTTAACTATAACGGATTCTGATACATTACCTACATCTAACATGAGACTATCCTTCTTCTCTATCTGACAGCCTTCCATTCTAAACCTCTTCATACTACCAATTGCTAGTAAAGTGTTATTCTGGTCTGGACTCTTTATAGTGCAGTTTATCATGTCCACCTCTCCACTGTTATCACTGTTAGCGGAGAATGCAATAGTAGGGATATTGTTAAAGAGACAATCTCTTAGAGTCCCACAAGGGAAGCCTATACCATTCTCAATCTTATTGAACGTGATATTGTCGAATATCCATCCTGACTTAGGCTTATTAAGGTTATAGATTAGGTAACTCTTATCTTTACCCTCAAAGGAGCAATTGATAAGTGTTTGTGGCTCATTCTTCAGAGTAAGAGTATTAATCATGTTGAATATAGCTTTTTGAGAGTCATTTAAGAACTCACATCCATCTAGTCTTAGAGTGTAAGCCACCCCTTGGTCTAGAGTTACCACGCAGTTATGGAATGAACAATCCTTAACTTCCATCTTTCTGCCATATAGACCTGCATCACCTAGTGTTACATTACACCCATAGAAGCGGTTCTCTGACGTTGTTACCTCTCCGCTTATTACAACTCTACCTTGGTGTATAGTGTTCTTAGTGAAGAATGACTGGTCTACAGGGGCATTTATGGCAACACTCACATATTTGCCTACCTTGTTGAATCTATTGCCTGTTATATTCATGTGCTTCCCATTAGTGATTACTAGGTCATAACCCCAGTTGTCATGGAAGTTATTGTTCTCTATATAGAAGTGCTGGTTTAAATCATAACCATCTTCTATATCTATTCCACCTTGAGGGTCTGTTCCTATAGGAGTACTAGCATTACTTCCTCCTATATGGTGAATCTCACTGTTCGTTACATGAATGTGTTTGCCTGATAGACTCATGCCTTGTCTACGACAATGGTGTAAGTCTAGCTTATCAAAGAAGATACTCTCTGGATGAGCAAATACTCTAACCCATAATGAGTTATTTGCATCCTCTGGTATAAGACTTTGATATAAGGACACCTTTGCATAAGAAGCTCCAGTAGGAACTAGAAGGTCGTCAAAGAATTGTACTCTGTCTACTGATGAATGGAAAGAACCATCTAAGTTATAATAAACTACATCATAAAATTGAGAAGTTATATCCGAACCTAGACCTCCGTATCCACCTCCATAAACGCCCCAAGTCTTAGACCTGGCTATGGTAGGGTCACTCATCATTATCTTGGTAGTAAACCTTATTCTATTAAGGTCTGTAACTTCAGTGCCATCTACAAGACTCCAGCTACCTTTCTCACAAGTGGCTTTACGTAAATAAGCTGCTAGTGAAGGAAAAGTACCATAGCTCATTACAGCGTCCCCAGTACAGTGAGAAATCTCTAGATTGTCTATATCCAAGAATCTGCTAGCCCCTCCTACAATAATGCCATGACCCCCTTCATGGGTATCAGAGCCGATACCGTCTAACTTATAAGTGTGTTGGTCTCGGTCTCCTAAAATGATACCATTAGTTAGTCTGGCATGCCTTACTGTGTCAAAATTCACTACTGAATACCCCTCCAAATCGTTAGGGTTTATCTTTAGTGTTGACCCTGCTAAGTCTATTGTAGAATAACTCCTAGGCAAGACAGGTGTTGTCTCATCTATGAGGTATGTACCCCTAGGAAAAGATATCCTAGAATACCCCTCCAAGTCTGCCCACAACAATGCACTATTGATACCTTTAGAGGTCTCTAGAGCGTTTGTACCTTCTTTACTTATACTCCACCTATCTAGTTCAATAACATAATCAGACATCTTTCTCCCCCTTAAAAACTAAGTAAGGATATAGGTTTCTGACCTGCTTCTTAGTTGAATCCTTCAAAGGTAATAAAAGAGAGGTTTCAGGATTTCTCCCTCTAAAACAATAAAAAACCCTAAGACTAAGTGTCTTAGGGCTGGTGGTAGGTAGTTCAAGCCTACCACAGTTGACAGGTTTATATCAAAAGTTGAGTTATCTGGACACAAATCTGGGGATGTAGTCCCAGGTTCAGTTCAGTGAAGCTACTATGTGGGAAGACACATAATACCTTCATCAAAGCTCCGTGACCAACAAAACAGTTCTACGAAAGGCTTGACCAAAGCCTACTGTCCTGTACAGAGCCTTGATGAAAATATTACATAATACCTTCCCCAAGACTTCTCCAAGATACTATACCTCGTTCCTTGGTTAGCTAGACCAGTACTAGATTGGTACAGCAGGGAATCGAACCCTAATCTGGGGGAATACTAGAAGGCTGCCATTTTATGCGTTCTGTGGGTAGCTACTCCCATTACTAACATTCGGACTCGAAACCGTCATCTAGCAGAGCCTTGGGGAAAATATTATGTAATGATAGGGATTCCAGAGGTATCGGACTCACCAGTCTGCCTTTACCTCCGTTTAAGACCATCATGTGCCCCCTATGAACACTATCAATCTGGCTTGATAGAATGGTCTGCTTTTTATATTCGGTAGTCTGCTCTACCTAGTGTTAGCACTTGGAGAAATTAGAGGTAACTCCGTGCAATAAATAAAATTTACATATACATATAGTATAAGTGCTTATCAGTAGTTTCCGCTACCAATAAAGCAAAATTTGACTTTCTAACCACACATAGTATAGTTAGTATACAACACTCTTACATGTTGTGAATCCTACAAAAACAGATATGGTCTAGTGGTCATCATGGAATCTGCTACACCAATCAGGTACAAGACTTAGGCATTGACCTACGAGCCACTTAGTCTAGTTTCTAACCCTGACAGTCTACTGTCTCTTACTGTTAATGTAGGTAACGAGGGCACTAGGATTCGAACCTAGGACGGTGGTTTTGGAGACCACTGTTTTACCAGTTAAACTATACCCCCAGGGTTGTAGAGAGTTGCTACACTCTCTACTGGATGTTACAATGAGACAAACCGTTGTTGTGGTTTTTAATGGGATAGTAGACGGTGGGCTTATGCCCATGATATAAGGAAGGTGGTAGGGAATTGACCCTACGGTCTCTGGTTTTTACCGACCAGTCTCCAATTTCCAGTTCACCTTCATGGTAGGTTGGAGGTGGGGGACTCGAACCCCCTTATAACCATCACTATCGGACTCATTTGAATCAGACAGTCCTCCCATGATATGGTAGGCACTCACAATGCCTACCTCCCTGTAGCAGTGGCGTCCTAAGTCACTACTATAGGGATAATCACCTATTGTTACTCCCACTAACAATAGATATGTGCTCCCGCACAACGCTGTGAGTAGGATTCGAACCTACAGACTCCATATTTACAACCCGTGGAGTTTCGAGATGTTATAGTAGTACTACCATAGTACACATCACAGCAAATATTGGACTCTACAGTGACCTCATTATAGTCACCACTTTGGAGATAAGTAGAATCACAATTGCCCTGATAGGAGTCGAACCTACAACCATCCGCTTTCGGTATAACCTACTGGCAGACGCTCTACCGTTGAGCTACAGAGCTAGGGGTGAAGGTCAGTTTTATTAATCTACTGACCAGAGATAAGGGTACGCCTGTTAGCCCTGACGTAGGGAAGTGTGGTCACCCCTGCACACTCGTATTGTACAACGCTCCAGAGGGTAAGTATACCATAGCAGACTATGTACTAATACCTTACTACCCCAACAGATTTCGAATCTGCACCTCCCTAGCCGTAGCTAAGGTATTCTTACCTTTGAAATATGGGGTAAAGATGATAGTGGGCTTTCCACACCCACTATCGGGTGTATGTAAGCTTTCCACACTATACATACTTTCAGTAGAACAATACTTTCACGAAAACAAACCGTATTGTTTTAAAAGACAACAACATATCGCAATATGTTGTATAGGTCACTAACCAGATGACCTACGCTTCTAGCACCCTACCATCTCTGTGCTCCGTATCTGCTAGACTTCCCTGCTACTGCACGTCCTAAACCCCTTCAAACGTACTGTGTGACCCCATGTGGATACTTCCACTACCATGTCACATTTCCAACTATCAGTGATTCCTGTAGGAATCGAACCTACAACCGCACGGTTATGAGCCGTGTGCTCTAACCAATTGAGCTAAGGAACCATATAAAAAGAGTGGTAGGAGGGTAACGTTCCTCCCACCAACAAAGGTATGGGATAGAATATGGGGAATATCCTATTAGGGAAAGAGGTGGGGGACTATCCACCCCTTGCTAAAGGCTCAGGTTAGAATATACTTGAGTTATAGTTTTTAACACAAATCCTGAACCCTTAGCAAGGGGAAGGTAGGCTTCCTACCTTGTCGTGTCCCAGTCGAGTAATGTTAACTCTCTCGCCCTGTTCGCTTTAAAAAAAGCCCCCTTGCGAAAAGTCTTCTCCCTTATGGCTTCAAAATGAACTGTCCGTAAGAGTGTCGTGTGATTCGTGAATCCTTCAATGATACGAACTCCATGAATTTAGAACTCTTAGTGCCAAAGGTTACATTGTATGTGTCTATAGCATAATCGTTGATATCCTTAAACTGTGTAGGTTGGTTTGGGTGTTTCTCCAAATACTCTACAATGATAGGACAATATGTTAGGAAGTTAGGCTTATTAGGTCTAGCTACAAGTCTAGTACCTTGCTTCTCTGGTACTGCATCCCACTTGAAAGGCTCTTTAGGAGCTGTATCTGGTTGCAAGGCTTTGCTCATTACTTTATCTACCTTCTGTGCCTGTGTAGACTTAGCTTTGTCGTGGGCTTCCTGTATTCTCTTCTCCACGTAGGGCTTAGTAGGAGCAGGTTGTTTAGTTTCTACTATGTCTACTAGTTTTCCTAAGTTAGGAGCAGTCACTTTACCACCTAAGTCTATTCCCATATTCTTCTTAACCTTCTCTATTGTTTTATCAATAGATGGAGTCTCTGATAAGTTAATCTCTGCTACTATTTGCTCACTAGCTTTAGTAACCGCTTCTTCTATCTTAGACTCTGCTTTAGCTACCGCTACGTCTTGCATTGACACCATAGCTTCCTGTAGACCTTTGCTAAGACCTGATAACAACTGACCTAATTTCTCATCCAGCTTACGGTCAAGTACTCTCTCTATAGAACTATCTATTGAATTAGTAAGCATTTGACCTAGCAGTTTCATACCATCTCGGCTTACTACCATAGCTGCTTCCTCAATATTGCCCTCATCTTTAAGCTCATCGTACATATCAGCAGTCATCTGCTTTTTCATAGAAGCCTCATGTATAGCCTTCTCGTCACCTTTTACCTTACCTTGTCTAGCCTGAAATCTCTCTAATCCTGTTCTAGCCATCCTGTATTCCTCCCTTGTTTTCTCGGAAATGAAAATCACACTCTCATTTTGTCACGGGCTTGTCCCTTTGTCAAATCGTTCCACTTAAAAGTGCAAAAAATTAAGGTTGGCACATTGCCAACCTAAACTTGTCTCGTAGAGAGTTTTTCAGATATACCCTTAATCTGGCTATTCAAACTATTCAGGGTTCTTACTTTTTCAGCCCATACGTGTCCACCATTAGCATCTAGGTGGTCATATACTTGAGGGAGGTATTCCATTGGGTCTTTGCTAGTGTCTGCTCCTTGAGAGTATAACTTAGATAACCCAGCTCTTACATGGGGAATCATTGTCTGCTTATGCATATCTCTCAATTGTGTATATTGATCCATCATTGATTGTAAAGACTCAGTATCTGTACTGTCTGTGTCAAAGTGCTTACCCTCATCCAGATGATTTACTAAAGCCCTACTAAATCGTAACCAGTTGACACCTTCACGCCCATTATCTTCCTGCCAACTGAGACCATTATTCTTGCCCATCTCCAGTAGCTCTTTTCTACCATAGGCATTTGATAGAACTCTGTAATGATTAATACCTTTCATACTATCACCTCGTTTTAATTAAAAATCCCCCTAGTTATAAAAATCTAGGGGGATTGAGGTCATTCTATTATAGGCAAGCCTGTCACATCATCGGTGTACATAATCACAGGTTCTTCATTATCCTTATTCATGATATTGAATGCCTCTGCAATAGTTCTGCCTATGATTTCTTCTCCAGACTCTAAAGCAACGTTATATCTACAATACTTCTTGCCTTCCTTAATTAGACGGATACCAAATAGACCATCAACGTTCTGCTTGATATAATCAGCTAGAGCAGTCTGATTGTAGAATACAATCACGTATAACTCTGGATTAGAAGTCACATACACTGTAGAACGAGAAGTGTCTTCCACCTTTGTTAGTGTTGTCAGTATCATCTTATTATCAATTAGTCTGTCGCTGTAGTTCGCTTTCATCTAATTCCCTCCTAATATCATTAGCAATCTTGTGTATAAGTTTCATGGTTTTGTTTACTGAAGGTTGAGATACACCTAGTCTGTCTGCTATTTCATACTGGGTTAGAGGCTCGTCCTCTCTAAGGGACTTGATATATAGATTCAGTATGTTTGCTCGGACTCTAGTTCGGAAATGAGGTTTAAGCTTAGGAATGAGTAGCTCAAACTCTTCTCTATCCATAAAAGCATCATAACCCTTTTCCTCTACCATCATTATATCTCCTAGAGTCTTATCATTATCCTCTTCAGAGTCATCTAACCCAGTCTCATCTAGACATGCTAGAACTCGTCTAGTTATCTTTCTAAGGTACTGGTTTAACTCGTTCTCCATACATCTCACTGCATAAGTGGCAAACTTAAACCCTTTAGAAGAATCAAAAGTATTTATAGCTTTCAGTAAGCCAAAGCTAACTTCACTAAAGAAGTCCTGTGGAGTAATCCTATGAGTGGCACACATCTTTTTAGTGCCTTGTGGAAAGGCTCTATTCAGTACTGTATGTACCATTCTTAGGTTGTTTAGATAAATCTTACCCCTGATATCATCAATCTCTTCCTTTGTCTTAGCACTCTCTAGTTCTGTGAATAGGTCTTCGTTGTTATACTTGTATTCAGCAACAATACCTCCAACAGCAAACATACTATACACTTCCTTCCTCAACATTATTAGAGAGTGCCAATTGGGGGAACTCCCTTTTCAACCATAAAAAAAGGAGGGGTTTGGAAATCAACCCCTCGGAAGTACCGACCCTGCATACTTGGCTATATAACCTTTAGCAGGTTCGAATCTATCAATATTCGCTTGTATATCTTCTGCGTTATCAAACTCCGCTACTCCCTCTACCTTCCTAAAACCCCACTTAGTAAAGTAAGAGGATACATGCTGTCGAATAGCCTCACCCTTAGTAAAGCCATCTGATGCCTTTCTAACGTAGTACTTACCATTCTTATGATATAGAATCTTATCATCTTTATGGTCTTTGGTTAGTTTGATACCTTCTACTACCATTTTCATTTAGTCCACCTCATTCGTATCTTAATCCTACACCCTGTGACTCTGCAAACATTTTCATAAGCTCATGGTGGTCTTGCCATTCTGGGTCACTTTGCCAGTGTTCAGGTACTAGAACATGGTCTACGTCCTTAGCTAAATCCACTCCCCCAAGTACCTGTGCTTCAAAGTACTCTTTATCGTCATTGAATGTACTACCCTCAATAACAGAGTTCATAGCACGTCTACGCTTACCATCAGCGTTCTTAGGCTCTTTCCAACGCCCAAACCAACGGTGTATTACTAGGTGGTGTGGGTCTTCAGCAGAGTGTACCAGTTTACCCTCTTTACCATAGGGTATTGAGTTAGAGTCATTTGGTGTACCAGATGAACGCTTCTTAACATCTTCTTTTAGTACTAGGGCTGCTCCACCATGTTGTCCTAGGCTCAAGCCTTGATTGAATATGTCAAGCACACCATATACTGGGCGCTCATGGTCTTCTGCACCATCAAAGTCATCACCGTAGATATCACGTTCAATGACCTCTCTATGCTCCTTGTCATACCCTCTGTCTAGCTGGAAATCGTTCTTTAGCTTACCAGAGGACATCATTTCCTCTAACATTGATGTACCACTGTCTAACATTTCTGTAGGGTCAAAGTGTATCATTAGCTTAGCATTACGAGCACCTTCTACAAAGGCATCATATACTTCATCCACCATAGCTGTATTGTTAGGGTCAATACCGTGGTCAAGAGCTAGAGACTTGGTAGCCCACTTCTTAGCACGTTGCTCAAACTTCTTACTGTTAAGCTTGGCTCTATCAATACCCACACGCTCATGTGGTGTCAGAGTAACGTTGTCACCATAATCAAACTCTTCAGACTGAATTCTTCCCTCTGTACCAAAGTCATCATTAGTCATCTTAAACTTATTACCCTTAGCAAGGTGTTTCTGAATAGCAGTTGCTACCCTCATCCATCTGATAGCTGGATGCTCTACTACGTTACCTTTCTTATCTAAGAGGTCTATCTCAATACCTTGTTTCAGTGCTTGTTCCTCTAAGGCAGTCTTACCATACTTCTTACCAAGTGCCTTAACCTGCTCACGAACTGCATCTGTTACAATGGTGTTTGCTTCCTCCATAAGATGTTTACGTCTTGTACGTACCCCGTTCAACATCTTACCTTTAGATAGTTCTTTCTTGATAGCCATAGCACAGTTTTTCCAATCAATGTCAGGGTCTTTATGGTTCTCTTTCCATGTAAGGTCATGGTCTCTACACCAGTCCTTAATCTTCTCCCTGTCAAAGCTAAACTTGTTACAGAACATAAGGAAGAACTTGTGGTCATCATCTTTCTTAATCTGTTTCATCTTTGCACTAGAGTCCTTATCATCATGAGGCACTTCAAACTTCTCACCCTTAGATATATGCTCAGAGATAGCATTGAAAACCCTAGTCCATAGAATCTTTTCATCAGTCAGTAATGTGCCATCTGCTTTCTTATCGTTCCACTTAATGCCAGCCTTTTCTGCACAATCCATGATATAGGATTTAGTGTACATCTTATTGACATAACGCTTGAAGTGTTCCATATCATCTACGTACTCCACAGGAACGTCAACAACCATATGCTGACCACGTTGAGTACCATCTGCTGATACACCCTTACCAGAGGCGGATACTTCCTTCTTATTACCATGTTCGTCAGTAACTTCAGTCATTACGTCCTCTTTCAGTGCGTCCTCATACTCTTTCTTCAATTTAGGATTACCTAGTACAATTGCAGGAGCATGAGTCAGTCCTAAGTCTCTAGCTAGGTCTACAAGGTGGTGTCCTTCAAGTATCTCCCCTTTATGGTTGACCTTAACAGGCTGTAGTTTCTCACCTCTGTGGTACTTCTCCTTGGCTTCATTGTAGGCTTCCTTGTCAGTAGAGTAGTTGTGTTCTTTATTCTTGAAGTGCTTTACTTCATGCTGTACTACTGGGAAACGGTTATGCTGACGTCTCTCTATTTCCTTTACTGACTTATCATCGTGCTTATATGTCGTGTGATTCTCTTGGTCAGGTACTTTTTGGTGTACTTCTGCCTTCTCATCATTAGGGTCAATCCATTGCATACGGTAGAAGACCTTTCCACCCTGACCCCTAACCATTACACGTCTCTTAACTAGCTTTCCTCTATTAAGGGTAGCTTTGTTGATATCAAGCACTAGAGCTACTTTGTTGTATTCTGGTCTGCCCTCAATCACTAGGTCTACAGACTTCCATACAGCACGATACTTCTCTTTTGCGTCCCTTAACTTATCTGGGTCATCCCCCACTACCTTACAGGGAACGTGTGTGTATCCTAGCTCTTTGGAAGCTTCCCATCTATGGTGACCATCGTGAACATCATAATTATATCCGATTTCGATTGGTTGAAGTGGCTTACCCATTCGCATCGAAACTTTGTTTTGAGCGATTTTTCTCCTATTAAGTGCTAGGTGAGTTTGATACACCTGCTTCAAACGATTGACTGGAATGTAAATCAGTCCATGACCAGAATGCACCTTGTACGCATGGCGTCTAGCCCCCCTAGGGAGATGAACACGTCCTGCCTTAGCTACCTCTTCTTCGTGGATTATTTTCTCTAAGTCAAAGTACTCTTCTATGTACTCTGCATCAGATTTAATAATTAGCTCTGGCTCGTTGCTCTTCCATACCTCTGGGCGTAGGTCATTCTTGAAGTTTTCTAAACCTAACTCATGTACTAGCTTATCTTTTTCCTTATCTTTTTTGGAATCTTTAGGCTTAGCATCTATTCTAATGTAGCATTTTCTTCTACTCACCTGAAAGACCTCCTTCTTTTATTATTCATGAGGAACTTGTCTCATTACTACGTCTAACTATAAAATATTGGAGGATAAGTGAAAATAAAAAAGGAGGGGATAATCCCCTCCTTTAATACTACTTATTCTTCTTTTCCTTAGCCTCAGCTATAGCCTTAGTGATCTCGTATACACCATTCTCAGTATGTGCGTTCATTTATTTCACCTCCTTCCATTGGTAAGAGATAACTTGTTCCTGTATCACTTCATCACACTTAATACGTCCTTCAGAGTCAGTAGTATTGAGGTAGTCTACTGATTCCCAACCACTGAAGTCATTACCTTCCCTGTTCATAACATACATATAGTACCTGCCTGTTTCATCATGCTTAAAGACAATCTCCTTACTCTGCATCTTGTGTTCAACCTGCCACCCTAAATCTTCTATGCATGTTAGTTCAGTTGTACTGTCTCCATCCCCAATGATGCAAAGTAACTCTGGGTGAACCCATATACACTTGTCACCTAATTGTATCATTATTTAGCCCCCTTTGGACAGTAAGGTTTTCCATCTGCTTGTAGAATTTGAGTAAGACCATCATCAACTACTGCAAATCTACAACCTGTAGGTTTGTGCTCTAATTCTACTACCTCAGTAGCAGTTCCATGCTCGTCATCATAATACTTACCAATATATTTAAAATCCGTAGGCTCTTTAGCCTGAGAACCTCCACATGCTACCAATGATACCATAGACAACCCGATTACACCAATAATAGCTAATTTCTTCATTTAACTTCCCCCATTCTTGTAATAGAAGTAGCTACTCCCCCATAGACACCTGATTCTACTATAGTAAAGCGTTCACCTGTATCCTTGTGCTTTATTTCCACCACAGACACATTATCGTCCAATTTAGTAACACTAACAATGTCATATCCAGAAGGATAAGCTTTCTTGTTATCCTTAGTTACTATTTGTTCTGCATTTTCATCCATACTGGTACACCCTGCAAGCAGGAGTGCTGATAGACTAATTGCGGTTAAAATCTTCTTCATTTATGTTATCCTCCTTTTTACCATTGATATCTGTTACATACCCTGCTGGCTTATACACTGCAATCTTCATGCTACTTTTGCCACCCATGTTAGTCCTAGCAATGTTTGCCCCATGTGCAGTATTATAACTTTTTAGTTGTGCCCTGCTTCCTCTGGCAGTTACAGGTTTACCATTTTCATCATGCAGTACATAAATTTCATCAATCATGCGTCTAACCATCCTTTCGGGCTTCTAATCTCCAATAATCTTTCAAGTATAGCTTCATGTGTCATGTGACTGTGTAGGAAGGGTCTAAATGCATCTATCAAGTTATTAAATGAGACAGCATTTAAATTACCAAAGTCATTGTATAGATTAAGCATTGATATCAGTATATCAGCTACCTCAGATATTTTGTATCCAAGCTCTCTGTTTGGTTTAGTGAATCCTGCTCTGCGTATTTCATCATACTCATGTTGAAGTTTTATAACAGGAAAGTCCCCAAAGTTAGTACTAACCTCAACAGTATGGTTATTACCCCGTATAAATCTAACATCAATTTTTGCCATTTGCAATAGCCCCCTCTAAAGTTTCATTTAACTCTTCTAGGGTGAATGATACTTCATGTTTCTCTCTGTCATCATCGTGATATACAGTGATAACGTCACCCTCTTGATCATACCCACCATGTGGGAAAGTACCGCTCTCTGGGTCTCTGATTAGAGCCTTTAATTGCATTGCCATAAGCTCTACATTCTTGTTAGTCTCAGTGTCTGTGATGATAACCCCACTTAAAAATCCTGCACCAAATTTACTCAATTTCAGTCTGCTCACTACTGATTCCTCCCTCTCAACGTCTTCACAAAAATAAAAGAGGAAGAGTCGAAACTCTTCCCCTTGGTGTCTATTTCTCTAAGTCAGGTAACTCACAACCGCATTTCTTCATAGAACGGAGCCACTTATCCATTGTACCATGTCCATCCCAGTTAGGCTCAACCTGTGGAAGATTTCCTAGGTCGAAGTCATCTGGTATGTGGAATGTCATTTGCCCATCAAATAGACTAATGACACGTGACCATCCTTCCCACTCTCCATGTACATACCAACCACATACTGGAGTGCTCTTGGTCTCAGCCTTACTTCCTACCATCTTTAAGTAGTTGGCAAACTCCTTGTACGCTTCATTTGCATAGGTTGCAAAGTGTAAAGCTAGCATATTTCTCTCCCAATAGGCACCATCCTGTGCTTCCTTGGGGGACATTTCCTCTTTCCATACATAAGGAGTCATTGCCATTGCTCATTCCCCTTTCTCATACTACAAGTAGCACCATTGAATCTAGTTACATAGTGTTCTTGCATTCCGTATCCTTCCAATTGCTTGTCTACATTAAAATCTATACCCTTAACAGACATGCCAGGGTATTCCTCTCTCAGGTGTTTTATCAGTATCTCCTGAATCTCAGCAGGTGTAAGCGTTACAGTAAGTCCAGCCATTATTTACCCTCCTTGTGCTTGAAATGTACTCTCCTGTTGATTACCTTAGTCTCACACCAATTCGATTCAAACTCCCTAAGAGCCTTTGCTAGGGAGTTCTTAGGGTTAGAGTAGTGCGTTTCGCAATGGTCTAGCAGTTCGTTCATGGACACCCAGCCACCTTTCGACTTTAGATACCTCTTCACCCTATCTATAGTCAGTTTGTAGTTGGTCACGTACCCCCCACCACTTGAGCCACCCTCTAGCCACGTCTGGTGTTCAGGTTTCAATACCTCATCCCATTTAGTATTCTTATAAGGTCGGTTGAACTTAGCTTTCAGTACTATGTCTGCTTTCCTCCACCCACGGTCACTAACCTCTATGATGCCAATTCCCATGTTAGCAAGCAGATTCCACACAAATGTAGGTATAGCTTTCTTACGTCTAGGTATGGCAATATAGATATAATGACCAAAACTCTTCCACTTATATGCTTGCTCAATCAAGTCCATGGATAGAGATGTCTTCATCTCCACTATTGATACAGCAGGTTTGTTGTAACCGATTACATCAGCCCTGCCACTTCCACCCCAGCTATTAACTTCCACCTCGGCATAAACATCGTAGCCAATGCCTTCAAGTAACTCTTTTACGTACTTATACATCTCATTTTCTTTCACGCTTCTCCCACCCATATAGTAAGGTTATACAAAAAAGAAACAGGCAGCAAGCTACAATCACTATGCCGATTGCTCTTGCCACACCTGTATCAAAGTAAGACATTAGTATTCCTGATAGAAAGGCTACTAGTCCAATTAGTGCTATGATTAACTTGTCCATCATTTCTTTCTCTCCTAGTCGTTCTTATTCGGATTCCTTGGTGCAGTAGGTCGTACTGTAGTTGTCGCACAAGATAGTCGAGTTGTCTCCAGTAAACCAAATGTGTTCGTTTCAGAGTCAATAGTAAGTGCATAACGGAAGATAGCACCATTGTTCTGAATATGAACAATACTTGTTATAGTTGCAGGGCTTTCAACTGGTACAGATAAGCTAGCAACATAGTTAATTGCTTCCGCTTTAGTTCCTAGGGTTACTGTTAATCTGTTACCCTTCGACTCATCTAATTCTTTATACTCAGAAGTTATTACCCACACACCGTTGTGGTAGTTCTTGATGTTCATACAACCCCATACTCTTTCATCTTGTTTATCAAATGGATACATAAAACATTCCTCCTTTGCGGTTTCAAAATGAAAAAACCAGAGAGATTAATTTCTTCTCTCTGGTAGCTTTGAGTCTAAATTCCTGATGTGGTCTGCATATGATTCAACCAGTTGTACATCTCCTAAATCAATACGCTTTAAGCCCATTTCTTCTCTAATATCATTAACGGTAGGTCTTTTAATTT